AATCGAACATCTGTTCCGCATCCCGTTTTTTAGACAGGTATCTGTGAGAAAGTGCTTGTACAATTAGCTGGCTCATGTAATACTCCCTGCCTTTATGATACACCTGAACAACAAAAAAGTCAACTAAAATCTAGAATAACTTTTCCCGTCGTACACTAAACACTCCATACGGTTGCTATATTCTTTTACAGAACAGTGTATCCAGCCGGATGTTGGATCTTCCGGAGTGTAATACTCCAGTATCAACTGGTCAAAGTTCAGATTATCCCGTATCCACTCTGCAACAGACTTGTTGTCTTGTCCGGGGATCTCGAAGTCTACAGCCTCTCCCTTTGCGTGTTGACTTTTGGAATTAGACCCAATCGCCTCACATAGAGCAACACTACGAAATCCAGATGAAGGAGAGAACGCAACACCAAAGTGTTCACGCACAGGCTGTAGTATCTCAGAGCATACTCGTTCAAGATTCTTAATTTGTTCATCGCCCGGAGTATTGTCGATACCCCTGCGGATTGCTGTTTGACTGCGAGTTAGTTCAGATAACGTGAAGTTTTTAGATAGCCGCATTGTTCTAGCCTCGTATTTTGCCAATCGACTTCAAGCCAAATGAAGCTGCAATACTAGCCATGATTGACCAACTCAACCACTCAGGTAGGTCTTCTCGTAAGAAACGAAAGCCATCCTCAATGTACGGCTGGGCTGGAGGATAGAAGCAAGCCGACAGCAAGCCCACGAAAAAAATTGTCCAGAGCTCGTCCTTCCACGAGTCTGCAGAGGCACGAGCTTGTTCTAACTCCCACGCTCCATCTTGTTCTACCTTTTTTGTTTGTGCCTCTATTTTGGCAACGGCAAGTTTTTGTTTGGCTTGTGCCTTCTCAGCGCGGTTCTTCATCCAAGTTCCGGCGAGATTGGTCACAGGCCCGATTAATGCGTTCAGCATTTTTTATCCTCCTCGTGGCAGGGGCATTTGCAGGTGTCCCTGTTACAAGGAGCTTCTGAACATTTAAAACAAATCAACATTGTTATTCTTCCTCTGCGTATAAGTTGTCAAATATCCTGTTTACATCTAGCGTGTAGTCTAGATCACTTTTAGAATAGTGTATGTGTGCTGATGGTTTAAAGTCTGGTGCGCCAGTGCCTGTCTCGAACCAAGCAGGATGTGTTACTCTTACTCTGTTGTTTGGCAGTGCAACAATGTTGCCTGTCCACTCTCCGGCATCCAACAAGTGTAACACATGGCTTTGTTTATGTTGGGCTGGATCATCTGCTATCTCACTCTCTGTGTAATCCACAGTAAAGAGATACTTTGCAGGAAACATCTCTCCGTCTATCTTAGCGTACCACGGGCAGGGTGTCGCTCTGTCCAACACGTATACAGCATGATGGTGGGAAGAACAGTCCCACGGCTGGGCATCATGTACGTCCATTGGCTTGGGCCAGTCTTCTACAGGAACATCTGCCATGAGCGCAGTGATTGGCATACGTGCCCACATCGCTCCACCGTGCACTGTGTCTTCTTCTTCACCCTCTGCAGCAATACCCGTAAATATAACCTGAAAGCTCAAACTACGGCAGGGCATCGTTGTGACTGCTACAGCCATAGCATGAAGGAACTCCCCATGATATTTTTCGTGATTGTGCGTGTACTCTCTACGCACCCAGCACTTAAAGTGCGGAATATTGCTTTGCAAATATGCCATTAAGATTTAACGAGCTTGTAACCTTTTTTCTTAGCAGCGGCACGAATCTGTGCAAGAGTCATCGTTTTAGCCTTACCGCCTTTACGCATACCCTTACTCTTCATCCGACCACCTGCAGCGTAACCTTTGCTTTTCATGGAACGACCACCTTTACGCATACCTTTGCTTTTCATAGTGCGACCACCGTTACGCATACCTTTGCTTTTTTTCTTCATTACCATTTTGGATATCTCCGTGTCAAGTTAACATTTCCATCTGCGACGGGCTTGTCTCAGACGACTATTTGGATTTTTGGCTGCTTTTGGAAACTTCTTCATTTGCCCAGCAGAACGTGCACAGTATGACTTGCGACGTGCAGCACGGGCTTTGCTACGAGGTTTGTCCTCAGTAACTGCTGTCTTCAACTTGCTGCCCGGATTCTTACGGCGGTAGGCAGCTACGCCCGCCTTTGTCATGCCCGCACCAGCTTTCGTAGGACGAAAGTTCTTCTTGTTGCGCTTGGGCATCTTGTCTCTTTTACGTGGTTTTTTTTCTGCCATAATAACTCCGGTGAGTCGGGGGAGCCCGAAGACCCCCCCAGTTCACTTACGCGAACGATGCCGCAGTTTCGGCAGTGCCGAGTTCTGCGATCACAGCAAAGACACGTGCTTTACCGTCGAATGTTGCTGAATTAACAATCATATCGATGGTATCAGCAGAAGTATACAGTTTTGCTGTACCTGCTGCATTATTAATCTCGTGTCCAGTTGCCGTAGCATCCAGAGCAGCAACATACAAATCATCATCAGAGTCATCGCCTAAGTCGATAACACAACCAGAGTTAGATGTTGCAGTTAGAATTTCAACACCAGCCATCAGAACCAAAGTGTTAGCTTTCATTTCGAAAACTTCAACTGAGTCTGAAGTAGTAAGGTTGGTGCTGGAGAAGTCAAGAACGACTTCAACAATTTGTGGCTTGATGCCGAGCGGAACGCCAGCAACAGCACCAGTTACAGTATATGTAGCCATAGTCTAGTCCTCCCTTAATCCAAGCTCACAACGCCACGAACGATGGCTTCAGGGCGAAGGACTTTGCGTCCAAACACGTGAAGACCACGAACGATGTCGCTGAAGGTTTCAGTTGAACGAACAACTTCGGTTTTCGCAATGTGCGAAGCCGTAGCAGTCGAGCTCATGTGACCGCCCAGAATAACATTTTCTGTGCCGTTTGTTGCCAGACCTGTCAGAGTTACTTGGTCTGTACCGCCGCTTGAAACGAGGGCAGTAGACTTGTAGCACTGGAAGCCAGCGATGTTGCCCAACGATACAAGACCGTTACGCAGAGGTGAAGTTGCATCGCCCGTAACTTGGACTTCAGCAAACTTCGAACCTGCAGAAAACAGGTGCTTGTAAAAAGCTGGGGGAGCAACGAACCAACGGTTCTCTTCCGGAACAGACTGGTTGTCGAGGGCTTCAGCCATTTTCAACATCGTGTTTACAGCGGTGTCACCCGGAGATGAGGCACCACCGATGTCGAGGGCAGAAGCAAGAGTACCAATGCCAGAGACAGTAGCTGTCGTAGCACCGGACTCGCCAGTCAGACCAGCGTCGGTTGCGATTTGATCCAAAACAACTGCGTCGTACTTACGCTTCAGCGAGTATGCACCCGAAGAAGTGGCAAGAGCTTCGAAGTTGACGTGGGATTGACGCTCTTCAATGTCGTCAATTTTGAACGCAAAAGCGTTTGCTTGGTCAACAACCATAGTAATTTGGTCGTCAGCCAAGTCTTGAGGGTTCACCACTGAGCCACGTGCGTAGCTAGAGACGGTGATGGTCGGTTCTTTGATGATCCGAACAGTGTCGCCAAAGTTTTCAATTTCACCAGCGTAATCGGTATTGGTAATATCTTCTGCAACCGAAGCACGACGGAAAAACTTGAGAACTTTCTGGCTAAAAATTTCCGGTGTAAAATTACCGGAAGGCAGGTTATTATGACCTGATGCACTATTGAAAGCCATCTTTCTATCCTTCCTATGTTAGATGGTTAAGCGTTATAGTCGATGCGCCCTTCTGCACGAGCCTTGTCGAGTTCTGCTTCGTTGGCTTCAAACTCGTGAGGTTTCATGCGGCCTATTTCGGAGGCTTTCCACACACGTTGCCCGCCATCACCATTGACGTTAACTTCTTTGGATTGACGTTTGGTGACAGAATCTGCAGCAGATGCAGGTGGTCTACCTCTCTTCTTCTTTGACAAACCAATATCAGCCTTGTAAAGATCGATGACACGTGCTGCCATCTTTGCGTCGGTGTTATTCTTGTAAATAGCATCGCTCAAAGATGATGGTTGTTCGTCTAGCCA